GTGTTTGTATAGCCAACTCTTCTTCAGCTATCGCTAACCGTCTTGCTAGCCCAGCTTCATCAGGTATATGTCCAGTCTCTTTTAGCCTGTCATCCCAATCTTTAAAAAACTTATTCCATCTATCAGCAACCTTAGTTTCAAGAGGAGTAAGATCAGCTTTATTTGTTTGGCTCTTTACCCAAGTTGATTCTAACCATTCATCAAACTTTTTTCTTCTAAAAAAATAATCGAACTTAGATTCAACTGGTTTTCCTTTGCCAGTAAACTCTCCATACATCTGTAGTATATCATCATAAGCTTTCACCCATTCACGCTCGTATAATGATGCTTGTATGTATACGCTTTGTGGCGTTTTTACTCCCATTTGATTTGCTTGAAGTGCTGTGCCATGGTCACCAATAAGTTTAATAACTGCCAACTTTGCCTCTTGTGAATATTCTTTCGATTGCAATACACGCTTATAAGGATTCGTTACACCTTTATACAACCAGCTACTTGTGAATAAGTTTTCAAGAAGATTGTTTTGGTTTTTGAGATTTCCGTTAGAATCCTCTAGTTTTCTTAGTTGTGATTCAGCAGTAAAATATTCATTTGCTTTTTTAATATTTGCTTGTGTAAGTAAACCTCTCAAGTCTTCTACACCAGATTGTTTCTTCATAAAGTCAATGAATCCCTTTGGAGTAGATAAGCTTTGTATTTCTGCATCAGTTTTATCTGCAACTGGTATTGGGTTTTTAGCGTCAAGCTTGAACTCTCTTGATTCTCTTTGACCAATCAATGCCATCTGTTCAGCTGGCACAGCGTTTGTTACTTTTGCCATTTCATTTATTTCTTCATTAGTTCTTATCATGGCATTTACTCTTACATTGCCAGGTATTGCCATCAATCCACCAAGAGTACCACCAACAAAGAAAGCCGCGCCCATATTCAAACCAGACTCAGCATAGGTTGCGCTCGGATCAAACACCTGACGACCAATCTCGAGAGGAGCTTGTATAGTTGCAACACCAAGACCAACACGCAAAGCAGATCTACCAATACCAAGAGCTGGACCTCCAAAAGGTAAAGCTATTAGATTTACTGGATCAAACAAACCAGTTGTAAGTTGTGACCATATACTTGAATTAGCAAGAACTTGTCTGCGTTCTTGCATTGCATCGATCTGAGATATTAAATCATTTAAATGATCTTGATTCTTAGCATCTTTTAAATCACCATAGAATCTCTCATAGTTTGTGTTTTTGATTTGCGCCATTACATCCAGAGAATCATCAAAAGCAACATCACCATATTTTTTATCCATGTGATAAGCGTTTACATAATGCTTATATTGATATCCTAGATTTGCGTTAAGTGTATCTAGCCAAGTTGGTGAAGGAGTAGGATCAACATACTGCTTTGTATTAACTGGTGTGATAGGCGAATCAGCAAAAAATCTTCCGTCTATCTGTTTCATGGCTCTACCATATTCCCAAAAGCTCCTATACCAGCGGCATACTGATAAAACTCTTTCATTGATATGCGAATGAGATCCTTGTTATCATCAGATCCACCAATCATATACTTAACATCACCACGATCACCAGTTACAAAAGTAAAAAAGATATCTCTACCTTCTGGCAATCCATTAGCAAGATTTAGAAAAGGTGCATTCGATGAAGCATGATCAGGAGCAAGCCAAACCTTTTTCATATTAGACGTATCATCTGTCGTAAAGAAATCGAAGAATCCTCCTTGCTCTTCACCTTGAAGTCCCCCTCGATCTGCTGTTGAATCAGTCAAAGAATAGTTGCCATATTGACCAATACGCTGGTTAGCAAACTCTAGAAATAGTTCTTTCATTTCTTGAGTCGGAAGAAGTCTACCAATAGCAAACATAGATCTATAATCAGAAGAACCAAGAGTCATGCCAGTACCAAATACATCAATCACATAATCTTCAGTTGGAGGATATAGATTCGTAAAGAGTTGTTTTGCCCAAGCATTTATTTCTTTTTGCTCTCCAGTAAAACCAGCTCTATTTCTATTTTGATATAACCAATAAGGCAATGCCTTAACAAGTCTATTATAAAAAGGACTACCTTTACCACCAGAGCTTTCTATTTCTGGTATTGCCGCAACAGCTTTGAATAAAGAAGCCTCTCTATTATTTTCATCTGAGTTAGGAAACATTTTATTTAGCATCTGACCATAAGCATCAGGATCATTTTTGAATGCCGCAAACTGTCTAGCAATTTGAAATATATCTCCACCTTCTATTTCAACTGTACTTAGAATATCACGGATCATATCGAGTTGCTGGTCTTCTATTTGCCCTAGAAGTCGTGATGTTTTCATTGGTCTTAAAGATACAGAACCATCTTCACCTCTATCAAGAAATAAATGAGGCTGTTCAGAAGACCTCCAAAACTGCTCAATACCACGAAAGTCTCCTTGAGGAATCGCATTCTCAAGAATAGCATTTGTTACTGTCTTGATTACATCTGGTATTTTACCATTAACTAACATCATTTTATTTACAGCATTATATAAAGGTTTGCCCGGTAAGAATTGATCCGACACTATTGCTTTCAGCAAGTCTTCTCTATTTCTAAACTGAAAGTCTGCAATCAATTTGTTATCCAAGAACTCACCAAGCTTTGGATCATCACCCATTATAAATTGATCATTAGTTAAACTTTCCATTACACTTGCCCATTTCTGAGTTTCTTTGAGTTCGTTTTCTAATGCACCTTGTACACTTACAGCTTTATCGATAGCCGTTCCTAACGAAATCTTAAAAGCGTTACTCATGCCAGGAAGAAAATCTGTTTCCTGACCAGCTGGACCAACTGCTTTGGCTCTTATTGCTGGCAACATTTCAACAACTTTCATTTGTTCTGGAGTGAAGTTTAGTTTTTTTGCAAGCTGAACTGCACCTGATGGATTAACAAGCATGTTATTTATGCCTTCAAGCTTTGCTTTATCATATCCACCAGTTACACCAAACTTATCAAGGATATGTTTCTTTGCAATATTAACAGCTTCTTTTTGTAAAAATCCTTTTATAGTTTTAGATCTACCTTCTTGTAAAACCTTAGAAGTTGATGAAACTGGACGACCATCTACTGTTGAAGTAAGCTTTCGATTTGCGTCATCTAAAATATTATTCATTCCAGCAAACGTACTAAAGAAACCTTCTGTATCACCATCAATTAAAGCTTGTTGCAAAGCCGCTGAATATTGACGAAACCTATCAGAGTTTGGATTAAGAAGTGAATTAAGTTCTGTATTAAGTTCACCTTGCTGAACATCCAGAGCAGAAACCTCAGAATCAATAAGAGAACTTAAATTAGCAGATTGAAGAGTTGTTAATCTGTTCTGAGCAACTAGCATACTTCCAACTTCACTTTCATAAAGTCTCTGTCCAGTTGACGATGCTCGAACTACTTTAGCTAATTCAGCTAATTTTTTTTCTAAAGAATCAGGAGGAGCAGAAGGATCTGGATCAATATTGCCACCTGATATCATTGATATATTTAGCTTAAGTGCTTTCTCTCTATCTACCGCACTTGATGATGAATAAAGTTTTTTAACTTGTCTTACAATTTGTTTAACAGCAAGTTGTGCTTTTAAATCAGTTAAGTATTTTGCTGGAGATATTTTTACTCCCCCAGGTAACTGTCTACTATTATTTATCTTTTCATTAAGTTTGAGTTGGTGAGGATTAGTATCTAAGTCTTTTATCAAAGCTAAAACAGTATCAGCACTACTACCTTGCGCTACCGCAAACAATGCTTGATTATGTTTTTCAATATCTTCAGCAAGATCAAGATTACCAACTCTTATCCTATTGTTAATCATTTGCACTTGGAGTCGAGCGGCAACTCCTGATACATACTTTTGACCCTGACTGCCAATCATAGATTTATATTCACCAGAGTAGGGAGTAGCTAATTCGTTTATAAACTCTCCCATTTGTTCTTCAAACTTCTTGGGATTGTTGGGGAACATAGCACTATAAGTTGCGCCTTGCTTCTCTAACTTCTGGCTTACAATAGAACTAAATCTTCTTCTAAGTTCATCTTTGATAACAGCTTGGCTTGTCATTCCATAGCCTTTGGCTGGCAATGCAGTTACTAAGTTATCAACTAAATTTATTGGTTTGTTGTTTTCATCAAGACCAAATATCTCATCATCATCTAAGCTCGATATATATTCGCGACCCTTCTCTTGCGCCTTCTGTCCAGCTATACGAAATGCTTGATTGCTAAGATTAGAAAACACTTGCGCTGTTTGACCGAGATCATTAGCTACACTCATGTCAGCTCGGATAACTCCGATTGCACTACTTTGAACTTGTCTTCTGTATTTTTGTACCATGTCTAACTATTCTGATAATAATCCATTGCGCCACTTAACACAGTCGAAGCGGCTTGAAGGTTTGCTGTTCTTACTGCTGACTCACCAGCTCTGATTGCACTCATCTTTCTAAGCCTCAACTGTTCCTGTTCAGCAAGACCTTTGAATCCTACACGTCTTAAATCACTATTAGCTAAATCTTTTTGTGATTGATTAAATGCTCTTAATGAGTTGTCATCATCTCGATTCATAAATCCATACAATGATTCATTTGCTTCTTCTGCTTCTTCAAGCTGATCAAGAATATCATTGTGCGCTTCCATAGTTTGAATCTTGCGCTGGAATCTTTCTTGCTCGAGCTGTGCCGCCTCTGCTTCCTTTTGTCTTTTTCTTTCTTGACCTTGAGCAATAGTTGCACTCGCACTAAGTATTGATCCTAAAAATCCTGCGGCTTGAAAAAACATTAGAACGTCACCTCTGCAATCAATGAGTTGACTTGTAATGACAATGGAGCTGACTGGCTAATTGTAACTTGTGGATCTTTTGAATAGCCCAGCAATCTAAATTCTTTTTTGCCAGTTACAGATTGTCTTGCCAAACTTAAATCATCAGTAACCTGACGAATAATAAGATTATTATTATTAACAGAAACCGATAGTGTATTAGATAAATCTAATATAACTTTATTCATACTTCTTGGCTCTCCAGTTATTGGACCTACTTGAGACATTGTATCTATTGGATTTGTTGTAAGAGTAACATCAAACTTAAATCCTATTTCTGCTGATGAAAGAGAATTGTCCACAGCTGATACATCGATGTTGCCACTAGCCACAGTAAACTGACCAAGATAATGAGTGCCGCTGACCACATCGAGGACTGCACCGTTAGCAAAATCAGCGCTGACATCGAAGACTCCGCTAGAGCCAGAATATGTTTTAGCCATATCAGTATTAAAGCTACTATCAAACTCACAGAGAATATATTTATTTGTTCCATCCCCTTTATCAAACTTAACTACAGCATACACCCTTGTATCAACTGTGCAAATAGAATGAAATGTTCCTTGACTTGTAAACTGTGTCCAGCCATATCTTTGTTCGCCTCTATTTGAATTGAACACACCAAGCGTACCATTAGCATCTACAAGAAAATAATAGCTTTCAGCTCGATCTATACCACCAGCAAGAGTGCTGGCTTGAATTGGATTCTGTATCAAATGAGAAGCAAGGCTTGATATCGGTTGCCCAGTATAAGCATTTTGTCCATCATCAAATAGCATCTCTCGTACTATCTCACCAGAACCCTGAATATAAACAGTAGCACCATCAAACACATAGGGTCTTACAAAAGAAGAGCCAAAAGGTGTTTGCCTTTTTATTGTAGCATTTGTAGGGGTTGTAGGCTTCTCAACAAAAGCTGGAACAATAAATTCATCAGTAGATGTGAAAGCTTGTAAGTCTCTGTTCGATACCAGATGTTTGATTGTGTTTACTTCTCCAATGGCGGCACGAATATCAATCGAGTCATTATCACTAGCATCACCAATATCAAAGTTGAAAAACTCATTTGATTTACTTGCCCACAATCCATCAGGTTGTGCAATAGTACCAGCATACCATAATCTATTCTGATGGAATGTTACAGCTCCAGGATATCCTCTCAACTCAGAGTAAGATTGCTCTGACCAATTCGTAGCTGGCGCATGTGTTTCAAGGAAGGGAGTACCACCACCAGCTACAGAATCGTTCGCATTTGCACCAGCAGTAAATGTAAATGTGTTGTCATCTATTACCTCTGATACAGTTCTTGCGCCATTGAGATTACTTGCGGCAATGCCACCAACTGTATTTGCATTTGATACAGTAAATGCATCACTAGCAGAAAATCCATGATTTACTAACGTAACTGTAACAGTAGCCACACCATTGTCAGTCCGAAAAGAATCAACTTTGAGTTTTTTCTTTAAGGTAGCAAGAGCATTACCAGTTGCTTGAGTTGCTGACTGGACAGAAGTAATTGTTATTTCTTGGTCATGGTACTTTATTGTAAGACCAACATGTTTAGAATCAGGATAGTTCCCACCTGACTGTGAACCAGTCAAATCCCAATATGCTTCACTTGTTGTTAGCGTAATGCCATTGCCAGAACTAGCAGATGGGTCAAGTGTAACACCCAAGTCTTGAAACTGAAAGTATGGTTGATAAATCTTTGCACCAGCAGACTGCGTATCAAATGTCTTTGTCTCCATTTGAAATGATGTAAGCCCAGTACGCACAAGTTTACGCACCATAAATGTTTGATGAGCAATGAACATTACATCACCAGCTTGAGCGTAAGTTACCTCATGCATATTTAAATTGGTTATTGGTATTGTAGCCCCACTTGAATCAGCTGTAAGCGTTGCCGCCAACGTGACATTATTGCTAGTATCGATTTGAAATACTCTTATCTTCTGATGCTCCAGAGAAACAATATATCTTTCATCATCTGAAAATATAAATGGAACAAGCCTATGTTGTTGGACTTTAGCAGTATCAATAGACGTATCGAACTCATATATTTTTGAAAGACCAGCTCTTTTTATTACACCACCTTCTGCTCTAAGAAAGAAGTTCTCAATCTTTTGAGCTGAGTTATTATAAACCTTTGTATCTGTTCTGGATATAAGACTAGGACTCACTTCGCCAAACTGAAAGTTAGTGAGAGGTACTTTTGCTTTTTGCATCAGCTTCTCCTAAATGCACTAAATCTAGTTTGTGGTATTGCCCTAGTTGTTTGCTGTTGTGAATCTATATTCCTAGCTTTTAACATTGCGGCATTTGCCATTTGTGTCATGAGTTGCATTAACTGACCATCTCTTGCAATAGATGTAGCAAATGCAGAAGCTAAAGAATACTCAAGAGCAATAGTAAAATAACTAGGAAAGTTTTCTTCTGTTGCTCGGAATGTAAAATCAGCTATTACAGAATCTTGCGTTGAAGTATCAGCATATACCATGTCACCGTATATCTGATAATTTATCTGTCCATCATTTACAGTTATCGCATGGACTAACAATGTATCTGATGGGAGCTGATATGCAAAGTCATATCGACCAGTCGGAGCATCTGTCAATCTGTTTAAAACAGCTTGGTCAGTTGCAAATCTCCAACGTGTATTTGATAAAGCACTACGGCAGATATCTTCATAGAGACTTCCAGCTACCAATGATTCTGTTGTACCATCAGTAAAAGAAGTTATCGGTTCAGCTCCTATCAAGATAAGAGCGCGACTCGATATATCTATTGCGCTATCTGCCGCAGTTGAAGTCATTAGTCGCCGTCTGTTTCTACAATAACTGTACCATCAGATACATCTACTACAGAACCTGTGTTTGATAAGACATTTACCCAATGAGTTGTTGGAGCATTGGTATCTGAAACACAGATAACATCACGAACACTCAACATATTTGCCGCATCATTAAAATAACCAGAGCTATTTACAGTTGCGATTGTGTCCGATGTCGAGTAGTTCCAAAGTTTTGGACCATCTCCATTCATTGACCAAAGGGTCAAACCAGAAGCACTATAAGCCATGTCAATACCTCCTATGAGTTATTGTCTAAGACTTCATAGATACCATTGTCATCAATGACAGTAGCACCCATAGACATCATAGACGTTGCAAGATGTGACGCTCGTTCAGCAACATAGTTTAGTTCTGTCTGAACATCAGAGTTAATACCAAGACCTACGGATGTTGTATGATATGCCATGTTCTTTCCAGCTGTGATAGCCGCAGTTGAAAAGATTTGAAATCCAAGAAAGGACTTCATTGTCATACCACCAGCAAATGGTAGATTCTGCTCGCCCACAAAGTCGGATGATGCAAACTCATTTATGTTAAACAAGTCAGCAAAACCCTTTGGGTGCATTGCAAGATATCTGCCACCATCCTCTGGGATGTTTGCAGTACCGAAGGTTTCAAAGAGTGACAATAAGTCAGCCTTCTCAACAGCACTACTTGTGTCATGAATCTGAGTTGAGTTTGCACCAGCATCCATTGCTGTGTACAGTATCTCATCAGTCTTACGACCAAGAGCCGCCGCCGCTGAAGTCGCAACTGCTTGTCTCTCATTGATATTTGTTTTTAGTTCATCCAACTTGTCGATGTATTCTGCGGCATAGAAGTCACTCATTGTCGCTTCAACAGTTGTATGCGCTAGTTCCATTGGAGTCACAAGACCATTTCTGGACTTAGTACTCGCACTACCAGTTCCAATCTTCTGGAAACGTACTACGTTACCAGTCACATTGTTTGCCATTCGTACAGTATTTCTAAGCTTAGAACCCATACGCTGATAAGCAAGGTGAACTTCAGATTCGAACTGCTTAATAAAGGCTGTGTCAATCGTATTAGCCATATTAGCACCTCATAAGTTAAGTTTCAGTTTACGCTTCCGATTGTCCTTTGCTATTTTCAACGAAGTTATCCACGAAGGGCTTCTCTAATGCAGTACGGGTCTTTCACTTAATCTATTATTAGACTCAAATTTATGCAAATTGCAATAGAAAACTCGCACAAACTCATGCTCATTAATAAAATACTGCTGATTTTCTACCTGAAACCCTATCCATTTTAGCCATCGGATAGTTTTTTCATGATCAACTGGTACATAATTTTCAACGACATCATAACCTATAGCAAGAAAACTAAGTATAAGTTTGCTGTGTTTGTAAAAAGATTTCCAGATATTATCTACTTCATCAGTACCGAGAAACCAAATCTTTCCAGTATGCATATACTTGTCCATCGAAGTAATACCACACATAGCTATTGGCTTTCTCTGATGACAAATAGTAAAGCCTCTTGCCCCTTCTTCTTCAAATGGCACATGAAGAGCAATCATTGGAGTCACACCAACCAATGCACACTCTCTGATATCAGGTAAGCGCATATTATCGAGAATAATATCAACATCAGATACAACACATGGTCGAAACTCAAGGTTGCCTCTTCTGATATAAGTCAATACTTTATCGGTTTTTTTACTTTTTTTTTGGTCATCTGTTATACATCTTCTTAAATCCTTCATCAACCATTTTGACAAAGGCTGGGTCGCGTTGGTTTGGGCTGTAGTATCTTGGATCTTGCATCATCTCTTTGAGCTTATCATCAGTAAGAACTGCTGTAGGAGAACCTTGTCCAGATATTGGAGACTCTTTTAGGCTTTCCATCATAAGCTCAACAACACGAATACCATCGGCTGTAGAACAAAGATTGTCAATCGTAGGTCTCAACTCTTCAGGAAAGCTTGACTCAACAAATAAACCAACAGCCTCAACTCTTTCTTGAGCATGATCACCAAGTTCATCCATCTCTACATCAGCATCATAACCATCACTCATAGATTCATGGAACATCATAATGCCTTCTTCAAATTCATTTTGGCTGAATCCGTTTTCAAAAGCATGATCAGCCCACCAGTTTAAAAGCTCATTATCTTGTGCAAGATCATCATCAATAACATCAGGCAAAATATAATCACCGACATCTGCTGGTCGATCAGAATATGCTTCAGATTGTATTTCTTCCATCATCTGATTACGTATCTCTTCTTCTTTTTGACCAATCTTTGATTCAAGATTTGTATAGCTATTAGCTAAATCTTCAGGAGAGTTAAACTTCTCAGGTAGCCACTCAGGTCTTTCATCAGCGTACTCTTGTGGTACTTCTATTGTTTGCTCTTCTTGTGCTTCAGTTTGCTCTTCACTCATTGTTTCACCTTATGTCCATGTTGAATACGTCTTTCAATTAAGCCAACAATATATCGCTGACCTTCTGCGTGTCGAAGAGTATCATTAGTTACAGCTGAGCCATGCACAGCTTCTATTGTTACACTTCTTAAATACTTCAATACTTCCTTACCAGCTGGTGATGAAAACAGAGAAACAAAATTTAAAGATATATGTTGTTCATCTTCTGTTCCTCTTGGGAATCCATCAAGACCGCTAATGTTAGTTGGCTTGTTCATCCATTGTCCTTTGTGGTTGTATCATCTGTTGTTGTTGCATCTGTTGTTGTTGCATCTGCTGTGCCATTTGCACTATAGCTTTTCTTTCTTCCAAGTCACGCAATAAGTAGTCTGGAATACCAAACTTCTTAGCTAAGTATACTGCTGTTTCTTCTGAATTAATTAAGACATTTACTAACTCAGGTCCGAAGCGCACTCCAACCATTTCTAAAAACCTGTTGATTGATGTTATATCCTGATTAGATTGTGCTTGCGATAGTGGTGAAACAGAACGAACTTTGATTTGTCTGCCATTGATTACTGGCACTTTAATTCTTCCTTGCTTCTTGAGTATGTACACAACACGCTGAAGAACTGGCTGTACCAACTCAGCTTGCAATCGACCAAACGCAGAACCAATACGTCTTGATAAATCTGCCATACGTTCTGCTATCTCAGTTGCACTTGCTGGTGTTCGATCTGGATTGCCAAGCATATCATTATACAATGCTCGTTTAATATTCATTCTCATATCTGAAAGAATAAGATTAGCAACATCAAATGATCCAGCCGCCTTTACTGGTTGCAGTCCAGCAGAATTTGGTGCTTTAGGTATAACTGTTCCAGGGACAAGATTGATTGTATCAGGATTGATTACACCATCATCATCCATTTGATAGACACCAGATATAGCCATCTGAGCATTTTCTAATATGAGTTCTATTGTAAGATTCGTTGTCTTAATCGCACTCAATGCATTGATAAGTGGACCTCGACCATAGACCGCACCGGGGTCTTTACTCCAACGAAAACAAATAAAAGGATTGCTTCCAGTTCCTTTGTACTCTTCATACTTAAGCAAACACTTTGTATTGATGTCAAAGATAATACAATAGTATGCATCTTCATTTGGCTTTGTATAGTTTCTACAAATTACTTCTAAAACTTTTGTTCTGCCATCAGGATTAGCTAACATCTGATTTGCAAGACGAGGATTTATAGTTGCCTTTGGGTATAATATTTTTATATCAGAATACCGAATATCCCTTTCTCGATATACATGATCAATCCTATCGTCAGGACCAACATCCAGCACAACATGAGGTAGAGGCAGAGCTGTAAAATTAACAGGATTAATAGCATCGCCCTCCTCGACATGAAGTACACCAGTACCAAGTGCCAAGTCCATAAACGATTCATGAACTTCCTGACCAAAGTTTGAGTTCTGAATAACCTCGAAAACATATTCGGTTACTTCTTCAAGCTCATTATTTATGGTATCGCGTTGGTCTTTAGGCACCTCACTACCAGCAGTAAAGTCAGCCCAACGAGCAAAGTTAGGAACAAGACCAGCTTGTAGTCGCGACGCAAACTCCTGTACTCCAACGACAGCAGTCTCATCAAAGATTTTATCATCTCTTCTTTCGCCTATAGATTGGGTTGCAAAGGTTTGACGCATTGGTAATGCATACTCATAACACTCATCAAATAGACTTTCCCATCGTTGTCTAACTGTTTTAGCTCTTTCATACTTCTTTAAGAATGAATTTATTAACTCTTCATCAGATTTCATTAGCCAAACATTCCTGAACCACCAAGGGGATTTCTGTACCCCATGCCACCACGATTAGAAGTATACAAAGCTCTGCGACCTCTACTGCCTCGCATAACTGTTTGACCTTTTTTACTGCCAGTCTCATAAGTTAATGATGTTTTTATAGGGGATTCTTGAGCGATTGTTTTTTCTTTTTCATCTTGCCTACGCTCGATAGTTCTTTTCTTTTCTTCAGCTTCTTTTGACTTTTGCTCTTCGTCTACAACTGAACTTGTTTTTTCTGGACTGCCGCCACCACCACCAAAACACATATTTATTCTCCTTAAAGTCTACCCCAAAAACTGGATCTATTTCTATTATTAGGCGATCTTTTAAAAATATCAAAGCCTTTTCTTGCATTGAAAGCCTTGACTGGTTTTTGACCAGCTATCAAACTACGACCCTCACCAGCACCAAGCATCATATATTGCAAGGCATCATGGATGTGAGAGTACATATTCTTATCAGGTTTATCATCATATCTTTCACCAGATACTTGCATCCGTCTATAGCAATAACCACCTTGAAAACCTTTTACTAATGTCTGGCAACGTCTATCTATCAAGAAAGCTGGCTGTCCTTCAGACATCTTAGTTAGTTGAGAAGCAACAGCTTCAAGCCGTAGATCTACACTATTACTAGGAGCTGGCACAGCTTTCAGTCCAGCACCTCTTAATATTTGGAAGGGAGTTGATTCATCTGTCTGCGCTCTAAAGTCACCAGCTGGGTCACCATATATATAAACATCAAGTCCACTAAATCGTGTGGCTATTTCTTGCCGCAGTAACTCAGCAAATCGAACAACACCCATATCAATAGCAACTATCTCAGCTTGCACCAGCCATCGACCTCGAACCTTTTGCCCAAACACAGCAGAGGGAGTAAGACCAAAATCAATACCAACATACAATGGAACACCAATCGCAATAGGTATCTCTTCTTCAGCAAGATGTGTCTCGGTAACAAAGTCAGGATATACTGGCTTACCTTCCTGAATTAATCCTAGCCTATTCATAACATAGACATCTATCCAGTTCTTAGTCTTACCTCGAATAAGATTCGGATAGTATGTGCCAAGAATATTTTTTTTGTTTTCCGCATCTTT